TCCGTATTGAAGAATAAGTTCTTATGTCAGGACAAGTTCTCCAATGACATTGAGAACCTAGTCAAAGATAATTCTGGTATGAATTACATCGAAGCAATCTGTCATTACTGTGAGCAGAATAGTATAGAGATTGAATCTGTAAGTAAACTCATCAGTAAACCAATGAAAGAGAAGTTGAAAGGTAATGCAAGTGAACTAAATTATTTAAAGAAAACATCTCGAGCTAAATTTGTAGCATTATGATATGAATCTGTGGAAGGAACGTAAATTAGCAAAGGCATGTTTGCGTGATTATAATATAGATTCATTGTCGGATAAGGTAGAGTATATAAGAAAACTCAAAGGATTTTGGACAGATAACTTTCAACATGTTTCTGATGAAGAGATAAAACGATTAGAAAAGAGGAGACCTACTACTAGATTGCTAAGTATACACACTATCAATGGGTGTAACTTAGCATGTCGTGCTTGTAATCATAATAGTAGTCTTCTAAGTGCCAGTAGTAAGATAGATATTGATCAGTTGTTAGTTGATATAGAAAATATACTACCTAAAATATTTGTTTGGAGTCATATTAGTATAATAGGTGGTGAACCACTGTTAGAACCACGCACCAGAGAGGTCACAGCAAGGGTGAGAGAGTTGTCTAGACGTACTGGGCAACCTTGTGTGGTAAAGTTGTTTAGTAATGGTTCTAGGTTGTTACAGGAGAAGGAGTGGATAGTTGATGAGATGTTGAAAGGAGTAGTGTTTAGATTGACATTCCACTTTCCATGGTATACAATAAAGGGAGTCAAAAATTGGCAGAATGCTTATGAGTTTGTAAAGTATGCTGAGTCTAGAGGTCTTGATGTCAATGGCAACACGTTTGAATTGAGTGAAGCATTTCGTATGGACAATGGTCAACCAAGAGTATGGTTTGATCTGGTCAAGTATGATTACAGTGATGGTATCAAATACTATCCTTACGAAGATCATAACATCACAGAAAGTTTCAAACATTGTAGTTGCCCTAATTCACAACTATACAATGGACATCTATGGAAGTGTCCTATGATTTCCTACCTTAGAGAATCATTAGCAGTTACAGGTCAGTTAGATGATCCTAAGTGGCAAAAGTATCTGGCATACAAACCAACTAGCATTGATGCATCTGAAGATGAGTTGAGGGCATCATTCCAAGAGGTCTTAGAACCTCGTGACATTTGTGACATGTGTTCTGCTAATCCTAAATGGTTTACTGCAGCACAACAATTAGATTCTAAGAAAAAGAAACACGTTGAGATGATCAATCCTCCACATTATGACACCGTTTGACACCTACACAAAGTATCTTGCATTCAAAAACCATTTTACTAAGGAAAAGTATGACTACCATAGGTATGGTGGTAGATCAAGAGCTAAGATAGATTCATTTTATAAGAGAAAGGACAGGTACTTTTTTGAGAAGACATCTAGGAAGTATAAAGATGATGAGGTGTGTGACTTTTTTCTTGCTAACTTTGTAGCAACTGACAACCCACAAGGTGTGTGGATAGGTAACATGATAAAGACAGGAGAGGTAGTGTATAAAGAGTGGATGAAGAGACAGCAAAGTTTATTCTACAATTTCAAACAAAGTTCAGAAGATATGATGGATGAGTATGACTATGAGGAGTTCTTTGATGCATCTAAAGGTCACCCACCCATACTCAAGGAACATCTTGCAGGTAAGATTAGTGTAGAGGAGATGTGTATCTATGAGAAACTATTTTCATACTGTAAGGACTATGATAAACAACTAGATGATCCAGTGTGGAAGGTAGTTGGTTTGAAGATAAGGAAGTACTTACCATTTCTAAATATTGACAAAGATAAGTATCGTAACCACTTATTGAAGAGGGTAAAGGAAAGGTATGGGTAAGTTCTTCGAGTCAGAAACAGTTCGCAGTGAGATGGAGGACATCACTGACCTTCAAAAGGAATTGTACAAAGTTATTGCACAGTTTCCACAGATGAGTGACGAAGCAAAATGGATGCACATTGAGACTGTAAAGGAACTGTTAGAGAAACAACAAGTGATGTGGACTAGGTTGTCATTGTCTGATGACCCACAAGCAAAACAAATGAAGAAAAATTTAGAGAGAGGATCTAAAGAACTAGGATTTGGTGATGCAGATCTTGGTACAATATTCAAAAACATGAGGGTAACCCTCGACACCATGCAATCTACACTAAAACACTAATGTCATTTCTAGTACATAATTTACCACCGTACTCGGTGCATGTGAGAAAAGAATTTTTATACGACCATAAGAAAGGTCATGGTGAGACAACACCTGGCACATGGATTTCAGTCAAAAGTGTGCAACATAAAGCGTTGTACTTTGAGACATTGTTGTACGACTATGGTGCATTGTTTGACAAGTTACCTATCAGTGCATTTGTGTGGAAGACAGACTATGATCCAGACAAACTATTACCTCTAGACCATCTACAAATATGGGATTGTTTTGATTATAGTTTGACTGTTATAGAAAAACCATTGTTGAATAGGTGTGAGTTTTTTGGTAAAGATAAACAGATGCACAAAGGTCAGTATTGTTTTACTATTGACAACTGTCATGCTGAATCATCCACACTCAATACAAACTATAGTCAAGATGATCCAGAACACAAGTCATTCAACTGTATAGCACTAGACAATGGACAGTTTGCATTGCAACCAAACAATAGAATTATATGGAAAGATCAAAGTTTGATATCAGATGATACAACACAACCTGATTTTGAGGTTTGCTCACAAAATTATATGGTAGAAAACTCGGACAAGTGGAGTGTGGGACACACTACAGAGTGGGCATACAAATCAAAAGATGAGACTTAGTGTTGTAAAATGGTGTAGTGCGACAATCATACCTATCGCTATGGTGTTTCATGTAATGGGATGGACTCCTTGGAATAGTATTTTGCAGATGATAGGAGCAGCAGGATGGGTCTACGTTGGCAACAAGATGGGTGAGAAGGCCATAGTAATGAACTTCTTACCACAATTTTTTATTATAATACCAGGTCTTATTGTTCTTTGGTATACTAGATGATTTATTTTGATGGTTGTTCTGTTACTATGGGAGCAGAACTTGATGATAAAGAAACTAAAAGATATAGTAGGTTAGTTGCTAATCATTTTGGAGTAGAGGATTATAATATTGCTATAGGTGGTGGTAGTAACAGAAGAATACTAAGAAATTTACTGAGTCATGATCTGTCACAGTATGAGATGTTTATCATACAAATGACAAAGAGAATGAGAACAGAGTTTTATAATGATGGGTGGCAAAGAATTCAGACATCAGTTCCTCATCCTTTCTTGAAAGACATGTACACTGATGAGTATGGTAGGATAGATGAGATGATAATGTATCATGCCATCAAATCTATACTAAAAGATAAACCTCATTTTATACTATCAATACAACATGATACGAAGGTTCCTGTTGATTATGTTACTAATGATCCATATCCTAGAGCACCTCGTGGACACCCCAATGAAGAGGGGCATAAATTTCTTGCAAACCTTGTTATATCAAGGGTTGACAATACCTAAATAGTATTGTATAATATACACAAATCCAACTAATACGACAAATATGTCATTCGCAAATCTGAAAAAGCAATCTCGCTTGGGCAGTCTTACTTCCAAACTGACCACTGAGATAGAAAAAATGAATAAAGGAGGCACTGGTGGTGCTGACGAGAGATTATGGAAATTGGAAGTAGACAAGGCAGGTAACGGTTATGCCGTTATTCGTTTCCTACCTGCACCTAACGGTGAAGAGTTACCTTGGGCGAAAGTATGGTCACATGCATTCCAAGGACCAGGTGGTTGGTACATTGAGAACAGTCTTACTACTCTTGGTGGTAAAGATCCTGTCTCTGAGTACAACAGACTACTTTGGAACAGTGGGAACGATGCTGACAAGGATCTAGCACGTAAGCAAAAGCGTAAGCTTAGTTACATCAGCAACATCTATGTTGTAAAAGATCCAACTAACCCACAGAATGAAGGTAAGGTATTCTTATACAAGTTCGGTAAAAAGATCTTTGATAAGATTACTGCAGCAATGCAACCTGAGTTTGAGGATGAGGAAGCAATCGATCCATTCGATTTCTGGCAAGGTGCAAATTTCAAATTAAAAGCAAAAAATGTGGCGGGATATCGTAATTACGATAGTAGCGAATTTGCTGCTACTGGTGCTCTTTTGGAAGATGATGATGCCTTAGAAGCATTATGGAAGAAGCAGTACTCACTCGCTGAGTTCACTGCTGCTGATCAGTTCAAGTCATATGATGATTTGCAGAAGCGTTTAGACCAAGTACTAAATGCATCTAGACCAAAGGTTGCACCTGAGGTTGCTGATGAAGAAGAAGAGATAGTCACTGCAAAACCTGAACCAGTGGCAGTTGCTGCTGGTAGTGCAAGTGACGATGACGCACTGTCATATTTTCAGCGACTAGCTGAAGAGTAGTATATACAGGGCAAATTCAACTTTTAGTTTCAAAAATTCCCGAAAAAAAAGTCGGGAATTTTTTTTGCCCTTAAGTATTTCTTATATTATCTCCAGTTTTCAATTTTTTCGATATATATTGAGAACTGTCTTTGTAAGACATAATATCTCTCATATCATTCATTAGCATTTCTAAGTATTCTTTTCTAAGAATGAATATATTTCTTTTTATTTCATTTACCGATACTTCATAATCATAATTGCTGAAGGATGTTAGGACATCAGATCCTGATAATGAGTAATTAGTACCAAAGTAAGAATACTCAAAAGTGAAATCTGCGTCTACTCGATTACCAGCATCAAGCAAGAGAATACCATCAGTATCCCTTATTTCCTTTGTTTCATAATGGTGAACTTGAGTTACTTGCTCTGGACTGTACTTATTATCAATAAATCGTTGAAAGTCATATTGTGACATTGGCCATTCATCTCTAACATTGATTATATTGTTAGATATCAATACAACCCAATCTAAACTAGAATCTTTGTAAATGTCATATGCCACGTTATCAGGTCTATCATCACCTTGAATATTATATTTTTCAAATGACATAGCATTTTCAAAATACTTTTCTCTTATTTTACCTCTTTTGAAAAGATTTTTTACTATTGTAGCATCGTTGGAAGAATTACGATCTGGTGAAAATGAAGGTAATACTATATCTGGATGATAATCGAAATATGCCATGTTAGAATCCTATGTCGTTTTCGTTGATTTCATTTTCACCTGTAATTAACATACCTAAGTCATCTACAGAAGGGTTTGGACTACCATCATCAACATAGTCATTAGAGAATATTGGTGCTAATTCAGTAAATGTTAGTGACATGGTGCTTCTTACAGGCATTGATACTGCCTTAGTATCTTCATATGATTGATATTGATTGTCTGGAGTGAAATTAATTTCACATGCTGTCAATGCACATATTTTGAAGATATTCAAACTTTTTATTCTTTTGCTTTTATTTTTATAACTTAGACGGAATACATCTGGAGCTCCAAGAAACAGTCTGTCACTTGCTGTTCCATTATGAGGCATCATACCTTCTCTAAACAGTCTCATTATTTTTCGTACTTCTTTTGCATCTGTCTCATCATTAGGTGCAAAATTAAATGTAAATTTGAATGTTCTTAGTTTTGGTCCTGAGAATAAAAGTTCCAAATTAGGGTTTATTGCAGTTCCTGTCGATCTAGCGATCATTTGAGCAGGATCAACATTTACTCCTATTTGAGCTAATGTGTTTTTTGCAAGAAGTGACGATAATATTGTATTTGATCCTCCTTGACCTACATCCCTGAGTTCTGCTAAACCTTTCTTCATACCATCAAGTCCAGCACCAAATACTCCAGCTAAATTTTTGTTGCCAGCAATTAGTTGAGAGAACTGATTTTGCACTCCTAAAAATGCACCTGCTTCAAGAGCATTTACTCTACCTTCACCCCAATTTACTCCTTGACTTACTGATAATCCATTTGGAATTGGAAGTTTTACAGTTCCTAGAAGTTTTTTTCCTATATTAGAACCTTTGTTCAAACCTTGGTTGATAACTGAGGTGGCATCTATTCCTTCAACTAATTTAGAGACATTACCTCCTGTACCTTTATGAAAATCAAGGTTACCACCTCTCCTATTCATATTACCTCTAATATTTCTATTTCCTTGACCTTTTAATGCTTTAGGACTTTTGTCTCCTTTAGTTACACTACTTAAATAATCCTGTTGTGGTGGAGTATATTTAAATTTTTCAATATACATATAATCTTGATCCAGATGCATTTCTGGAGATTTTGGATATGTGTAATCTCTTGTAGAAGTTGCTGATCTCTTCTTTTTTTCTTTAGGTTTAATATCATCATCTTTACTCTCTTCTTCTATAGTATTATCTACATTTTCTCCTGTATTTGGAAATGTACTGCCTATATGAGATTCAAATCCTCTTGATTTATTATACATCCCAGATTTACGCAAGGCATCTTCATAATCACTACTGTTTGGAACTATTTGATTACCTACTTTTGTGGATATAGC